TGTTGTCCACCCTTTCCATCGCCACGCCGGCAAAGATTTGCCCGGCAGTATCATTGCCCGGCACGGCGTAGCCGGCAGCGTTGACCGAAACCAGCGCGCCTGCGTAGATAATGTCGGCATTGACGACGGGAAAACCCAGCTCATCTCCCTGGGTGTATTCCACGGCCTTGTCGGCTGCTAAAACTGTCATGCCGAACATGACGATCGGCGTAGTGCCATCATCCCAGCCAAACACCTTGACGCTCAGCGCGATTAAACAAACGATCATGACGCTGAAAAACCTCGGCATACTTCCGAAATATTTGTTGATAAAAGACTTCATGCTATCCTCCTTTTTGTCTTTGTAGGAGCGGCATTCTGCCGCGATTGTCGCGTCCGCATCATGTCCCCGCCGAAAGCGGGGTTATTTATTGTATTTTTTGAACGTTTCGTCGTCTACACCCAGCATGCGGTTGACCTGCTTCTGAACGTCATCGGAAACGACGCCCGTCTGATCTTTCGCTACGATGATGCCGTCCACAGGGATCACGCTGCCCGCCGGGCGGGAAAGCACTATCAGCTTGAACTGCTCCGGATTTTTCAGCGCGAGATTTCGCCCCCACTTGTCCAGCTCTTCCGGGCTGGTCTTGCCGTCCTTGAGGGCAATCTGTACCAGATCTGTCTGCTCCATCGCGGCAATTTTCTGTTTCAATTCCGCCACCTCGTGGGAGAGTTTGACTGCCACATCCCCGGGCGCTTTCAGCGATGCCACGATGCGGATAACCTCATCCTTGCCGGCATTGGCCTTTGCCCCCAGGGCCTCCAGCAATTCCTTGCAGGCCACCAGCCCCGTAACCTGGGTTTCCAGGTCCCTGGCCTTGTTGACCAGCAGCGTCACCGCCTCCTCGATCTTCGCCTCGGCGACGTTGTCCGCCAGGCACAATAACTCTTTTAACTTTTTCATTATGGTATCCTCCTTTTCATGTTGATTTACCGTTGTTTTTGATACTTGATGCCACTTGGCAACAAGCGGTTTCAAGTTGTTCATGGCCGGGGTGTTCGTCAGGGCGACATTGACCAGCATCTTCACCCGGCGATCCTGTCCGCCGAGAAGCATAACAGGGGAAAAATAGCGGTATTCCTTGCTTTCCAGATATTCCTTTGCCTTTTTCGTCCACTCCACGACGGCCCAGAGCCCCTCCTGCCCTTTCCAGCTCAACACCTTGATCCATCCCGCTGCCGGGGTCTGTCCATCCGCCAGGGACTGATGCTCATAGTCAATCAGCATGTCATTGCCCCTGGTCTTGAAGGCCGCGATGACCTCTTCGGCCGCCGCCTCATCCATATAGATCGGATCTTCGCCGGCGACTTCGATCTTCCCTTCCGGGAGCACCTGGAACTCCGCCGGCGCCGTGCCGGCCAATTCCTTCAAAATCATGCAAATCAGGTCTTTCATGTCTCACCTTTTAGTCCCCGTGGGACCCTGCATCAGATAACGGTTGATAACGCTCTTGATCTCCGTCCAATCCTCATCCTGCACCATCAGAAAGGGCCGGGCGGGAATGCTTCCTGTCCTTCCCCCAAACGTGAAGCCCCGTCCCGCAATCGTTCCTTTTTTGAACTGGCCTACTTTTTTGCCGGTCTTGGTCTTGCGGACATACCGGTTACGTATGAACAGCTCGCTTCGCGCCCCCTGGGTGATGCTGCCGCCTAACTGCTGGATGGCCGCATAGACGACGTTCGTGCCGATTTCCGCGCGGTCGGAATAGCCCTTGGCCGTGATGGAGTTCATCAGCCGGTGCGATTTGATCAGCGTTATGCCGCCCTTTTTCTTCACCCGTTGCGACGCTTCCCATTTCGGCCTGCCGCCCGCCTCGAAATTGCGGATTACCGAGGTGCGGACGATCTGCCCGATCACCTTCATGGCGGGCGTCAAATCGCGCATCCGGCCTTGCAGTTCGTTCAGGTCCTTCTTGATGGCCGCGTCGTCTATGGTAACCTTAATTTCCACTTGACATGTCCTTAAATCCTGATAAACTCTTATCGAAACCGGTTGCATGCGGTCGAGATTCCCGTTGCGCATGGGCGTCATAACGGGATGAAGTGGGCCTGAAGAACCCATGAACTTCACGTCCGGAACGCCGCATACAAATCGGTTTTTATTTTTTGTGTATCAATGTTCCCTGCCTGTGATCGTTCATTTTTTTGTCTTTTGTCTGCATCATGTTCCAGACGATGCTTCCGTCGCGATTCAGCCGCACGGAAACGGCCAGGTCGTTTTTGCCTGTGAACACGCCGATATACTGTTTTCTCAAACCGTCCTCGAAGTCCGTCAGCCATATTTCGTAGGGATTTTGCAATGCGGGAAGAATAAAATTTGCGTAACGTTCCCGTTGGTTAAGCCTCTTGGCAACCATGTGCGGAAGCTGATCCAGGTGAATCAGCGCGATGTCTTCATCCGCCGTAGCCACATCGAGGAACTTCTTTTTCTCGCTTAACCCAAAGGCGCCCGCCAGTATCCGCGTTGCCTCCCCGGCGTCTTTCCCCGGCTCCAGCAGTTCCGGCGCGTTGATCCGTTCCGCTGCCGGGACATCCCGCAGATCCGGCCTGCCGTAATCCTTCCAGGTCTTTTGATCGGGCAATAACTGCATCGGGCCTGCACCTTTGCGATTGTCCCATTCGAGATACGCCTTGCCCGGGTTATAGTCCCAGCTCGGATCGATGCCGGCGGGATAGGCTGCCATCTCCCCCGTTCGGGGGTTTTTCTTCATTTCCGTGCTGTTGTCCGGACGCTGCGTCACATTTTGTCCGTCCCGCCTCATTTCGCCTGCCGAAAGGCAGACAACGGTGCACCGGCAATTCCAAGCGCAGGGCGGATAATGCGTGTTCCACCAGGGATGATCCGCCGGCAGAATCGTATTGTGCCAAGCCCGGTGCTGCGGCCTGGTCTTGCCGTCGTTTACGGCCACATACCGCCAGTAAGGCCGTGCCTCTAAAACATCCGGGTCCGTCATTGCCCGATAATGGCCGACGCTGTAAGCCGTCTGGATGTTCACGTTGAAGATTGTCGCCAGGCGCCGGGGACTTCCCAATTGCACGGTCTCGCCGCCCACGCTCTGCCGCCCCCACCAGCCCTTCCGCTGGAGTGTCGGTGTCAGGCTTTTCTTGAAATCCGCGAAAGTTGTTCCGTCATTTAACGCCCGATCCAGCTCGCTCCGGATATCCTTCAGGATGTCCAGGCGCATGGCCTTGGCCACGGTAAAGGCTTTTGCGTGATCTTCATGCCACATCTCCTGCCACCGCCAGGAAAAGCGGAAACCTTTTTGCTGAAAATAGGCGATGGCCTCTTCCGGGGGCAATGGTTTCAAATCAATCATGGCGGGGATCCTGAGCTTGCAGGGTGTCATCCTGAGCTTGTCGAAGGACGCCATTAATCCTCCCCCAGGCGTCGGCGGCAAAAAGCGCCCGCCCCAAAAGTGCCGTCGCCTGTGCGTCGTCCATTTTCGCATAGGCCGCCATCAGCATGGCCTTTGCCTCTTCATAATCCGCAGCTTCCTCGATGGCCTGGCGCACTGCATCTATCATAGGCGCCAGCGCCGCATCCCAATTAGTCAGGGCCTCGGCTTTCAAGCCCTCGACAGCCTGTTGATCGGGGGTGAATGCCTGCGTTAAAACGCCCTGAGAGACGTTTATCCCGTCCGAGGCCACTACCACCCTCACGCCGGGGCGATCGCCCGAATTTGGCCCCTGCGACAGGCTCAGGGCAGGCTTATACCGCGCGACAAGAGCGGTATTTTCACCTGGGACATGGGGAGATAGGGGGACACCATCTAATGGAGTCCCCCTATCTCCGGGCGACACCAGGACCTTCTCCCCCTTTTTCGGCAACGGGATTTTGAACCGTTCCGCGACGTGTTCCTGGGAGATGGGCTGGCCGATCTCGGAGGCGCCCTTATAGACCGTCATGAGACTAACCAGATCCTCCGCCCGTTCGTAGAGCAGGCTGAACCAGGGCAGCGGTTTGTCCCACCCAAAGTTGTAGCCCACCAGGGGTCGGAGGATCTGATGGCGGATCGTTTTGCCGAGAGACTCGGCATCGGCCTTGATCAGGTCGTGCCGCACCCGGTCCTGGGCGTCCTCGTTGCCCAGCTTGCCCGGCGTGCCTTCCGTGGTGGCCGTCTGGCCCAAAATGGCTTTCGACATCTGCTTGTCGCAGAAATTAGCCAGGGCCTCATAGATATTGTTTGTGCCTGAGTTCTTTACGGCCTCGACAAACTCGATTTCCGTGCTTTTGCTGATGATCCCCGCGGCATCCGACCCCAGGGACTGGATCGCCGCTACGAGGGCGTCTTTGTCCGCCTTGCTTGCGCCCTGGTCATACTTGCCCAGGCGCAACGGCATCCCAAAAACCTCGGCAAAGGCCACCCAGTCTTTAATGCTGTAATTCTTGAACAAATACATCCAGGCGCAGACCCGGAGCACGCCGGCACGGGTGTCATAGCCGGACCGCGTCTTGTAGCGATGATAGATCAGCTTGAAGGCCGGCATCTGCTCGCCCTCGATAGGCTGCGCCTCCGTCATGATCCGGGGCACCTCAAATGATTTTGCCCACATGTTGGCTGCGCCGCGCTCATAGAAAACGGCTTTCTTCGCATGGATCCACTCGATGCGGCCGATGACGGCCTTGCCGCTGTCGGTTGTCCACATGATCTCATTTAAGGAATATCCCTTGCCGATGGCGTCCAGCATATCCAGCAGCGCGTCGTCAAAAGATTCCAGGCTGAAAAGACAATCGGCGACAAAATCCCGGATTCTTTTATCTTCGGCGGATTCCGACCAGGGCGTGATTTCATAGTCGAGGCCGTGCACGGCGTTCTTGCGGGTCTGGATCTCGGAGAAGAGGTGTGTATCCTTCTCCTCCATCTCCTCGAACAGTTCCGCCTGGCGGGCGACGTCGCCGCTGTCGGCCTCCTTGAAGATCGTGGCCAGGGACTGGGGCGTAAGTCCGGATGAAGGGTAATTGCTCCACCGATCCCGGATCGTCGTGACGGCGATCTCGCGCGTCTCCGGCCGCTTCATCGCCTCGATTGCCCTGCCGAACTGATCGTATAGTATGCCCATGTTATTTTTGCCCTTCAAGCTCGCGTCTAAAAGACGCTCCTACATCGTGACAATTTCCCGGCGCCATTAGTAGGCCCCCTTCTGTTCCGAAAAGCGGCGCTTGTTTACCGTTTCGTACCCCACGGGGCCACCGCCCCATTCGGCATGAACGGCAAACCAGGCCATTGCTCCGGCCACACCCGCATCACCGTGGCGCTTCTTGTTGTCTTTGCCCTTGACCCGCACGTCCGGAAGTTTGGCGACGCCGCGGATGACCTTGAAGGCCCGGTGATCCTCGATCACGTCGGCGTCTTTCGCCAGCAGGATGGTCTTGTCTTCAAACGCCGCCCGGTACTGGTACATATTTTCCCGGTACCATTGCTCCGTCAGCATGACCTGGGCGATCCGGGAGGCGCCGTAGCGCTGCATGGCCCGTTCTGCCAGATACTGACCGTTGCCCCGTGCATCGAGGGCCGCAAAGCGAAATCGTAAAAGGCGATCGCAAATATAGTTAAAGATCTGCTCCTGCTGCTGAAAGGGAATGTTCCGCAATTCCACATGGAACGGCGCCCGCCAATTGGCGTTTTGCTGTTCGAGCAAGGGAATGAAAACGGACAGATCGCCGGACCTGCCGAAATCCTCCCCGACCACTGCATTCCGTTCCGGATCCACGGTTTTGAGGAGGTGGAGAAGCGTCTCTTCACACCAGTCTTTGACCTCGGCATAGCGGATATGATCGGGCAGTTCGGCGAACGACGCCGGCTGTTCATAGCGAATAACGGGGATGTCGGCAGACAGGCAGGTCTCGATCAGGGCACGTGTCAGGAAGGTTCCCGTCCCCTGGCTCGGCACACAGAAAAGCTCCTCATCGGCGTCATCGCCGTAGGAATCAATGATCCCTTGCCGCCAGGCCGCCTCTCCTTCGAGAGACCATTCCCGGCCCAGGACCTCGCAGATCCGCCTGTAAAGGCCATCCTGCAGCGCCTCGTCAAAATCCACCCGATGGAGGCTGTAGGGCTTCTTCTTGGCCCGGATATCCTGGATGACGGAATTGAATTCGTTCGTATCGCCGAAATGCGTGCTGATGACCCGCACCTGGCCGCCCCACATAAGCAGAGCCATCGCCGCTTTGAGGAGCCCAGCCAGATCGTCGTGGAACGCAGCTTCGTCAATGACCACGCGCCCCTGCTTGCCGCGCAGGTTTGTCGGACGGCTGGAAAGCGCCGTGATCCGCCAGCCCGATTCGAGCGTGATCTTGTAGGCGAGGATCTTCTTTGGGGACACAATTGAATTGTGTCCCCACTCGCCTGCGACTTCTTCCTCGTCAATCTCCTCGTATTCCTCTATTGAGGAGGCGGCCAGGTTGTAAGCTCTGGCCCAGTTGCCGCAGTCGTTGATAAACTCCAGCGCCATGTCTTTCGTGTAGCCGATGTACCAGACGTTGTGTTTCTCGCCGCCTCCGGATTCAGAGGCATACAGGGTATCATCCGCAGCTTCCGCCCAGGAGATGCCGACACGGCGCGATTTCTCCATAAATTTCACATCCGACCGATCGGCAACCCAGCGGGCCTGATAGGGCAATAAAATGCCCGTAGCGCCGCGCGCCTGGTCAAAATCATTCTGGATTTCATCCTGAGCAATCACCTTGTCATCCTGAGCCAACAACTTGTCATCCTGAGCAATCACCTTGTCATCCTGAGCTTGTCGAAGGACGGTCATACAATCCCCAAAATCTTCTTCCGGATCTCTTCGGCGGTCTTCTCCGACATGCCGCCTTTTTTAGCGACCATGACGACATCTTCTGCGGTCTGCTTCGTTTTTACCCGCATCTCGGACATCCATTTCTTCTGATCCACACTCGCCTTGCTCAATTTCGCGACCATGACGCCCATTTTCGGCAGCAGAGAGGAGATATCGGCATCCTGATTCTTGATCAATATATCGAAACTCAGTTGCTGTATGAGCCGGATGAGCGCCTCGTTCATGTTCCCTTCATCGTCGCCGACGACGGTGACGATGGCCTTGGCCTGTTCCGTGGCGATTTTGATCGCCTCGCACTTGGTGGCAAATTCCTGGCCGAAGCGATGAATGGCAGAGCGGGAGATGTCCACATCCTGCGCGCGCAGCCACTGGGCAATAGCGTAGTAGTTACTGAAGCCGCTCGTAATCAGCCGCCGTTCCAGTTCGGCCCGGAGGTCATCGGGCAGCAGCGTTATTTTAGATCTTGCGGGCATCTATTTCCCCAGAATATCGTTAATCTTTTTCAGCCCTTCGAGGACAAGCCGGTATCTGGTACGGGCCTCCCCCAGTTCTTTCGACCATGCGCCGATATCGTCCGGCCGGAGCTCGTCAATATCCGCCAGCGGATCGAGGGCGTCGCGCAGATTTCTGATGAGTCCCTGGATGCGAATCTCCAGCGATCTCTTTTCCATTTCCAGTTCCTGGCGATGTCCCAGGAATTTCAGGCGCTCGCTCATTAGTCTTGCCTCACAAAGAGCTGTTTTTTATCCATCCGCACCACCGGACAAAATTGGTTTTGCCGGACGCTTTCTTCGATGCGGGTCATCTTTTCAATATTCATAATCACGATTTCCCGGAGATCCGAGGCGACGCTGGAAAAATCGCGGCATAACGAGGCGTTTGTCCGGTACATCTCCCGCTGCTCATCCATATCCCCGCGGTATTGTTCCAGGATGTTTTTGGTTAGTTCCGCCGCCTGCGCCCTCTCGATCGCCAGCTCTTTTTTGTGTTGTTCAAAGACGTTCCAGATCCGCCGGTTGTCGTACCACCAGAAGAACACCACCAGGCCGAGCGGGCCGATCTCCGTCGCGAGTTTAATCAGCGAGGATAGACTCATTTCCATACCTGCGCCCTCCGTTCAAATTCAGTCTGGCAGCCGATGCAGCGCACCGCCTGCGGGTTTGCTTTCAATCTGGCCGCCCCGATCTCGTCTCCGCAGTCTTTGCAGGTTGGGGAGAGGGGGGCACCGTTGAATGGTGTCCCCCTCTCCCGCATGCAACCCTCCGTAGGAGCGGCATTCTGCCGCGATGTTCTAAAATGCGTCCCCAGCGCCACGCGCCGGAATAATTCTTCATTCTGCTGCGCATAATCCGCCTCGTCCATCAGTTGCTGTTTTTCCCCGTCATCATATTGATCGCTGCCGATTTGTCGGCGCTGCCCTTGGACGATCCGTAGCGATATTGCACCACTGTCGTAAACGCGGTGATGAGGGCGCCGATCAGCATGCCGACGTTTTCCAGCTGGTCTGTGGGAACCGTGATAAACAGGCGCATTCCCAATACGATAAAAAACCCCGCCGTGATTATCCAGCCGAGGATTTCCTGGCTAAGGTCGCGTTTCCCCGTCGCCTGGACTATTTTTACCTCGCGATCTCTGGCGCTCTGGACGTCCGCAAGACGCACCTTTTCCGCCTCCAGGAGCAGGCGTTCCCAGTCCAGTTTATGACTCAGTTCCAGATCCCTGATTTTGAGCAGGGCCTCGGGATTATTCTGTAGCGCCGTTTCAATGGCGGGCGGCGTGGCTTCCACGCCCAAAGCGCCGGCAATCATTTTAATCGCCGCACCGGCTGCCGCCCCTCCGGGGCCGAGGATCGCGCCGATAAAAGGCGCCGCATCGGTGATCCTGGCCAGGGTTTCCTTGGAGAAAAAGTCTTTGATATCCATCATATTCTCCTATACTCGGGGACATGATGCGGAAGCCCGAAGGGATCGCATCGTGGCCCCATAACAAAGGTCACGCATAAAAACCATGATGACCGACAACGACGACCAATTCCATGTCTCTCCACCACCGTTTCTTGTTGATCTCTTCCTGTTTTGCCGGGGTTTTTTCGTTGACGGCCCTTTCATCGAGCTGTTTCCGCCAAGCCACCGTAACGTATTGGCAGACATGGTTTGCCGCGATTTCCGGCGTCCGCTCGATCGTCCCGTCCATCAAACCGGAGGCGACGGCGTAGCAATTTTGCAACACTTTAGACTGCCGGTAGCTCGCATCCCAGTGGGAGACAATATTTTTCAAACCTGCAAAATTAGGATCGTTAGGAAGAAAACAGGAGAACTGCCAGGGCATCAGGCAGACCTCTTTGATGGTATCCCCATCCCAGCCGCGGTGCGCGACCCTCTCCAGGATCACGGACCCGACAGCGATCAACCCCTTATACACCTCGCCCCTGGCTTCGCCATAGATGGTGAGCGCGAGCAGTTGTTTGTCGTCAAGGGATCCGAATGTTTCGTTGAGGAGTTTTTGCAGTTCGTCACGTTTCATCAAAGCACCAAATAAAAAAGGCCACCACTCAATAGAGTGATGGCCTCTCAGGGGCCGTGCAGCACACCGGATAAATCTGGCCTCTCGCAGGGAGGCTCTCGGCGTTCGGAATTTTAGCTATTTAAAGATACTTTTTACGTTTTGTCAAGGTGTTTTTCTATATATTGTGAGTTGACCTTGACATAACCACAAGATTTAGTTTGGCAAGGCACTTCAATCTTGAACATGGCGTTGCAAAGGTGCCCCTCGAAATCGAATAATCGCTTCCCGCAGTGCGGGCAGGGGATGGGGGTATCCTGTGGTTTCAAATGTTTCATATTATCCTTTTTTTCTTTCCATCCCGCCCACCATCCTTTAAGATGGTTTGTCCCTATCCCATACGGAAAGGAGGTGAGCAGAATGGAAGAGCAAAG